TGCCAGAAGACCTGATCGAGTTTCAGCGTGAGGACGAACTCAACGAACTGAAGTCGGCGCACCGGCGTGCGTTGCGCGCACTCGCCAAGAAGGAGCAGCAGACCGAAGAACTTGTGGAGGCGGTCTACCGCGCCGCGAAGGATGCGGCGGTCGGGATGAAGATTCCTGCCGTGCCAGCACCGAAGCCAGACAAGCGCAAGGGCAAGCGCGAGGTTGCCGTCGTGCAACTGAGCGACTGGCAACTCGGCAAGAAAAGCGTGGACTACGACATTGACACCGCAGCCAAGCGGCTGCAGTTGCTCGCCGAGAAGGTCAAGCGCGTCGTAGAGATTCAGCGCAAGGATCATCCTGTGGACACGGTGAAGATTCTGCTCACTGGCGACCTCGTGGAGTCAGACGGCAACATCTTCCCAGGGCAAGCCTACGAAGTTGAGGCTGGCGGTCTGTACGTCCAAATCTTCCGAGGCGCGGAGATGCTGGCGCAGTTCGTCAGGGCGATGGCCGCACTCTTCCCGCAGGTGGAGGTCTACGGCGCAATCGGCAACCACGGACGCTTGGGGCGCTACTCGGATCACTCGCCAGAAAGCAACAGCGACGCGATTCTCTACAACATTGCGCGGTCACTCGTGCAGAGCGAGAAGCGCGTGAGCTGGAAAGAGAGCCTCACCGTTGGCGGTCGGCACTGGTACGACACGCTCGACTTGCCAGGCGGCAAGATCGGGATGATCGTCCACGGCGATCAGTTCAGAGGTGGACTTGGGATGCCGTGGTACGGCGTTGCAAAGAAGGCGAGCGGCTGGCGCTTGAGCGTCGCGCCGTTTGACTACCTTTGGTTTGGCCACTGGCACCAGCCAGCGCGACTCGTCCTTGCCGACGGCAAGATCACGACGTGGTGCAGTCCGTCGCTTGAGAGCAGCAACCGCTTCGCTCAGGAGGTCGTCGGCGCGTCTGGCGAGCCAGGGCAGTGGCTAATGTTCTTTGACGGCGATGGAGAGGTCTCAGCCGAGTACCTGATCCGCTTGCGCTAGTGCCGTTCCTTGCAGGTCCGCCGGCACCGAGGCCGCAGGACATAGGAGCCTGCACGCCGTGCGGGGAGACTCGCAGGGTGTGGAGGTTTGCCGAACAGGAAGTCAGCCTCACGGTCGGCTATTCTGCAGTCCTGTCCTACGCTATCTGCCGAGCGTGCCTAGAGGTGGTTCTAGAGCTGCTCGATGAGGACGATGACGCCGCTGGCTATGCCAGCGACCTCCCAGACTGACCTCCTCCAGTCTGGGAGGCTACCCCTTGACAAGCCGTGACATCACGCTCTAGGATCGTGACAGCAGCGAGGAACCTGACCAAGTTGGCGGGGCTGCTGAGGAGATAAAGATGATTCGGACACTGCAGGAGATCGCAACGGTCGTCACCTTCATCGCAGCAATGGTGCTGCTCTTGGCACTGGGGTCAATGCGATGAGGCTGAACCGAAAGACGCAGCCACTGGTCTACAAGCGAGTGGCAATCCGCACGACGCTGCTGGATCAGCAGAAGCGCAGCGATCAGCAACTTGACATTGCCATTGGCATTCTCGGAGCGACGCTTCTGATGATGGTCTTCGTGGTGCTTGGCTAATGCCAGTCTACGAGTACCGCTGCGGCGACTGCGGGCATCGGGAGGAACACACGCACTCAATCCACAACGTTTATAACCCGCGCTGCGAGAAGTGCGGGCGCTGGATGCGGATGGTCTATTCACCGGCGGCGGTGGTTTACAAGGGCGAAGGGTTCGCCAAGAAGGACAGAAAGAAGGAGGGCAAGTGAGCAAGCAGTACGAGTTCGTCAAGGCAGAGCAGCGCAGTCCTGAGTGGTTTGCACTTCGGGCTGACGGCATCACGGCGACCGATGTCTCGGTCATCGCGGGGCTGAATCCATACAAGACGCCCTATCAACTCTGGGCTGAGAAGCTGGGAAAATACACGCCAGACCCAGTTGGACCGGCAGCGGTGCGCGGCATCCTGCTGGAGAACACAGTGGCTGAGTTCTACGAGATGGAGACTGGCCGCGAGTTGCGCCGCAGCAACGGCATTGTCCGACTCAAGGAACTGCCGTGGGTGATGGCGTCACTCGATCGCACCATCGTCGGGTCAGAGGGCTTGGTCGAGATCAAGACCAGCACCTCACCGCGCTGGAGTCTGCACCCAGTGCCGCCAGAGGTGGTGGCGCAGGTGCAGTGGCAGATGTTCGTCACCGGCGCACCGTGGTGCGACGTGGCAGTCCTGCTTGGTGGTCTCGTCTTCCGCATCGAGCGGGTGACTGCGAGCATTGACTACCAGACAGAGTTGTACCGCAAGGCGGTGGAGTTCAGGAACGCGCTTGCAACGCAGACGCCGCCAGCCTTGCAGGGTCAGGACTCTGACGCGCTGGCGCAGGTTGTGCCGCAGGCGAGCGAAGAGTACGCAAACGCAACGGCTGGCATTGACCGCGTGGCGGCGCTGTATGCCGAAAAGCAATACGAGTCCAAGTTGCTTGACGAAGAGCTGCAGAACCTCGCCATCTCGCTGAAGGAAGCGATCGGCGAGAAGGCAGGGATCGTCGGCAACGGATGGCAGGCAACGTGGAAGCAGAACAAGCCGTCGCTCAAGACGGACTGGAAGGAGGTCGCAACGAAAGTGGACCCGAAGATCATTGAAGCCGCGACGCGGGAAGTTCCAGGCGCGCGAGTCTTCCGATTCAAGAACGAGGAGGGACTATGAGCAACGACATCAGCAAGGCGCTCTGCGCGCCATTCGAGGAGAAGGACCTGAAGCACCGACCAGGGCGAGCAGGGATGACGTTTACCTACGCAGACGCGCGAGCAGTCGCGCAGCGGCTGGATGACGTCCTCGGCATTGAGGGTTGGCAGTTCGAGGTGAAGGTCGCAGACGGCGCACGCAACGTCGTCCACGGCTCGCTCGCCGTCGTGATCGGCGGAAAGACCACGATCCGACAGGACTTCGGCTACCCGAACTCGGCACAAGATGACGAGCCGCTGAAGTCAGCGGCCTCGGATGCGCTCCGCAGGTGCGCCGCGCAGTTGGGAGTGGGCAGGAGCCTCTACTCGCCAGACAAGGGTGCCGTAGTACCACTTGGCAGGGTTCCGCGCCTCTCCGTGGCTCCTACACCCCTCTCCGTTGATTCTACGAGGGGGTCTGACCCTGCGCTGGATGACGCCATCCTCGCAGCAAAGGCTGCAATGCTCTTTGCCGAGAACGTCGGCGACGAGACGTGCAGCCACGGCGAACTTTGGACGCTGAAGCCAGGCGGCATCAGCAAGACGAGCGGCAAGCCGTACAACGCATTCTGGGCGGCGAGCCACAAGACGCCTGACGGCTCCTACTGCAAGGACAAGCCGAGCCAGAAGTTCATCGCGTCGCAGGCGCCAGCACCGGCGAAGCCGAAGCTCGTGCCAGAAGACACTCAGAACCTAGAAGACTTGCCGTTTTAAGCAAGAGAAAGTCGGAGGAGGACACAATGAATCTTTGGATCAAGTGGTCGGCAGGAGCGCACAAGGACGCAATCATCGCCAGTCTCACTGACACGCAGTTTCGTGCGTTCGTCACGATTCTGGAGATCGCAAAGGAGATGCGGAAGGGAGGCGAGTTCCGTGACCGGCAACACCTTGCCGCAGTCATCGGGCCGCGACTCAATCGGGCAGTACCTCGACTCATTGCCGAGGGGCTGCTAGAGGTGTCTCAGGCTGGTGTCGTGACCGTCTCGAACTGGTCTCGATGGCAAGTGGACCCGACGTCGGCTCAACGTCAGCAACGCGCTCGTGCGGGAAAAGTGGCTGAGTCACGGTTTGGTCACGCGCTAGAGAGAGAGAAGAGTAGAGAGAGAGAAGAGAGAGAGAAGACTCTTACTAACGGCGTGATGAGTATTGGCGAGATTATTGCGAAGGGAGGACGACGATGACGGAGCAGAAACTGTTAGAGCATCTGAAGGCAACGAGTGTGCCAAACCTTGAGCGGATGGAATACGGCTTCAGCCACTGGGACTGCACTTCGTGGTACCAAGTCGGCTTGGGCAGAGTGGACTTTATTCTTGAACTGAAGTGCCGAGACACGCACTACCCAGAGCTGCTCATTGAGCAGGCGAAGTACGACTGGCTCATTGAGGAGGCTGGGAAGCGGTCAGCGCGTCCGGCGTACATCAACAGCACCCCTGAGGGCATCTACGCGTGGGACCTGTATCGAGTGCGGGAGCCGCACTGGTCGGAGCGGCTGATGCCAGCCACGACCGAGTTTGAGAACACGGAGAAGATCGTGAAGGTGGTCGGCTTCTTGCCAGTCGCCGATGCGATCCGACTGCCGTGAGGTCGCTGGCGATTCTTGGGCCGCAGGGAAGCGGCAAGTCCACCATCGCGTCGCTCTTTGTGGAGCATCGTGAGTACCGTCGGCACGGCATCGCGGACGCCATCAAGCACATCGCGGCGATGGCGTACAACGACCTCGGCAAGAGCGAGGTTTTGACCGTGAGCCGCAACTTCGGCAACAGCACCCTGACCGGCAGAGAACTGCTGCAGGAGATTGGTGCGGCAATGCGGGGCGTGGACACGCACTTCTGGCTGCGGGTCTGGCGCAAGGACTACTTCGAGCTGAAGCGCATCGGCTTCGGCGTGGTGGTGGATGACGTGCGTCTGGATGCCGAGGTGCAGTACCTCCGAGCCATTGACCCAGACATCTTCATCGTTCGGCTGACAGCCTCCGAGGAGGTCAGGCGCGAGAGGGTGGGCGGCAACCTGTACGGAGCCGCTGACATCACGGAAAGGGGCTGGACAGACAGC